GCCGGTCAGAAACACACGGTGGTGGTGTGAATTGTAAGATACTGGACAGCCCCCCCTTCATATGTGTCTGTTGTCACACATGTTGGAGATCCAGTACTAGCACCTGCATAGTTAAATGCGGGCGTTTTCCCCATTTATCACTTTTTATGATATATATGAATTTATCGAATTTTTCTGGGTTTTGGGATTTGGTACTTTTTATAGTAGGTCCCTGCCGAGGGATTGTTTCTTATGGTTTCGGGGTATAGGTCCTAAAAGTAAGCTATAGTCAGATGAGCTACCGGCCATATCTTGTCAGCCGGCGCTTGTTCCTTCACGGTCAGTTGCGCCGAACGCGGGTACGACGACGTACCCTGCGGGCGCGCACTGGCCTGTCCACTGTCTTCGTGGGGCGATCCACATAGACGATCTTAGGTTCAGGTGCAGGCCTCTCAATGTAGCGGACCTGTTCCTGGCGGCGTGAGCTATAACGCTCATCATCGCGATACCTGTCGTTCTAGCGGCTCTCCCCTCCCAAACTATTGGCGGCATAACTTGGCGTGCTAGGCGGTGGCTCGGATTTACCCCCGAACAAATTCCCAATGGTCGGGAGTATACTTGGCAAGACCTACGAGCCAATGCTCTTGATGACGTTAAAGAGCGCGCCAAAAATGTTGTACTCAGCCGGATAGGCGGCGAGCATCTCCCTGCTGATAGCATGATAAGCAGCAATAGCTATAGGATCAGCGGGCACAGGCGCACTCATGAACGTCACGTAAGGACTCAGGGGCGAAGCAATGACCTCATAACCCACACGCCACGTCAAGATGAGAGACGCGGAGGCATTGAGGCCAGTGAAACGAATAGTCCCTACGTTTCCACAGGTCGGCGGATAAACGGCCGCAATGGTACCAGCTTCTATAGCAGATGTTGCGCCGGTACCAGAGGCCGCAGGTAGACCCCAAGTTCCGTGGATTCCCCACGGCGGTTGTACTGCCGCTGCTGCGCCAGCCGTTGCATGGTCGGTAAAGTTACCAAAGGCCGCGGTGATACCGGGCACCATAACGGCTGGAGATGTATCGCAAGAAAGCGGAACATACGTCTCATAAGCGGAATGCCAATTCATGGCATCTTCATCAAGCTTAAGGACGAGATACACTCCCTTCTTTGCATCCCAGGACACAGCTCCTGGCATGGATTGAAGGGCCGCAGTAGAGTGAGGAGAGTTATACCATGCCTGGCTCGTGCGGGAGAACCAGGTTCCAACTGGGTTTTGAGTAGCATCAAACCCGGGCACGGTATACGTCTGGATTGGTTGCGCATCATACTGTGCAGCCACGACCGAACCCTCGTTAGAGGTAGCGGAAGCGGTGAGAGAGACAGTAACAGATGCGTACATAAGACGATAGCGCAGAGCGTTGGAACAGAACCCGGCGACCAAAAGGTCGCTAAACCCTTTTCCAAGCGCGCCAAATTCGGCAGCCGGATTAGCAGTAAGGGTAGGGTTAGTGGCGGAGGTATAACCGTAGGCCGCAGCTGTTTCTGTCGCGGTGCGTCCGAAAACGGTTGGCGTAGGAGCCAACACGACATCGGCGCCCCACGTGGCAGCAGCTGGGGCAGAAATAGTTTGGGTGGTCATGAAGTTCAGTGCAGCAGTCGGCAACGAAGTATCCTCCGGAACTCCGGAACACTTAAGAGTCGCGTCGCTGGGATGCAATGCTTTTGCAAGCCAAGCGCCGCCGGCCTTAGTGATTCCGGGAACTTGGAGGGCACGTGTAACTGCTTCAGTAAGAGGATTGCGATTTGTCATGTGAGACAAAGGTAGAACGAAGTAATGTAGTATGGAATACAGGACATTGACCTGGACTGTACATCCCCAGGAACTACCAGGTAGTGGCGCCGTGCAGTCTCTAGGCATTTTGTTTAGCACGCCGTGACGTTTTGGGCCTTAACCTGGGGACTCCATGCTCAGATTAGATGAGCGGCAGTCAACCCTTCGTACGTTGAACTGCCTCTATATCTGAGGTCCAACCCATCATAATACTTTTCTAGCTCTAACTGAAGGGATGGACTGATACCAAATGCATGCTCGAATGATTCACGAGCTTCGTCGGTGATGGGTACAGCATGATGCTTGGGGAGATCCTTGGATAACCAGAACAGACCAGTTTCAAGACACGGGTCTTCTAAGGATTCGCCAGCACCGTATCGCTGCATTAAAGAGTAGTAGGACTGCAAGACAGGCATGCCGTAAGCGCATGCCATGCCGCAATCGCCCAGCTACTTCAACATACGTTGATAGAGTTGTTCTGTGGAGAGGTCTTTAAGGCTCATAGCATCTTTGTTCAGACAATCAGGAACTCTCCGGACCATACGCCAGCACTACCCGTCCCAAACAGGGTGGCACTGACAGAACTCAATCTCTTCAATGGAATACACTGGGGGTTCGACCTTCATGATCAGGCCTAGCTTGTCAAACCAAGCGACCAGCGTATCGTATATCATCTTCTCGTACCGGCGCGAGACTATAATCACGCCGTCATCACCGTTACAAATAAAGGAGTAAGAACTCAGCGGGATGTGTAACGAATGCATGTAGGAAAAGACTGCAGCGGACATGAGCAATTAATTGCCCAGCTAAGTGTTCATATCACCGGAACATCGGGTATCACTCTTAAACTGTAGCTCTTGGTCGCCAGCTCTCAAGCGAGCTTTCGACCCACGCTGCAACGACAGGAGATAATCCAACTCAGTCCTATCGGCACCCGAGAAGAATTACAAGTACTTCGAGTGTTCATAGTGGAGCAGACTGGGGCCAACATGCTGGTCAAAGCGCTAAGCGTCAATGCCGATGGCCACCCAGTCACCGCCCACTCTTTCGACTGCAGCGATAATATTTGATGCCTGCTGGAATGCGTCCATGCCCTTCATAACCACAGGGATGGGATGGGCACAGGACGGATCAAATGCACGAGCTATCAGTAAGAAAATGTACTTTTCCAACTGTCTTATATAACGCCCAACAGCGACGTTATACTCTGGCATCCGCGGTTGGATCAACCTTGGGACGAGACGTTTGACCCTAACCCACACGAAGGTGAGTTGCATCAAGAATTTCTCCATCTTGACGAACGCTCGTACACTAGCCCAAGAACGACGGAAACCCTCAGCCGCAAGCCGTGTGGAAGCCCTATGGTACAAAACAAATCTCCGGCCACGATACCACTTATCAGCGTAAGTGTTTAGAGCCTCGGGGCGGAAGGTAGTATTACCATGATGAGCAAACACACGAGAGAACGGTCTGAGACAGTTGTACACAGTATCTAGCGACGGATACTTCGGCCGTTGCCAAGTTCCATCTTTAAAATGGAACAGCACACGCTCTGACAGCGCAGCTATGGCATTAACAGCAGAAGCTCGGAACGTGAACGGACGTGCGGAAGTACATAGTCCATTGAATATGTAGCTCCACTTCTCTGGACGTCGACGTCGAGGACCTGGTGCCATGAAGCCCACAGGTGTAGATCTGACCACCTTGAGCCCTAGGGTGTTGATGACTGGCATAACATCAACACCCCTCACAACCTGTAGGCTGGTCAGTCCCGCTGCTGGATAGCTGAACCCGAGTACCACCAAAACAAGTTGGTGATTACCTGGGACAGACTCCAGATCAGCGGTAGACCAGGTTGGCCCTTGAACACGCGATACCAATAGGGTGCAAACACCATACGTGATGCATAGGCAAGATCGCGGTCAATGGTCACCAACTCAGGGTCATAAGCGCCCTGGGTGGCAGCCAGTTCCTCATCAGATGGGAGGAAAACAAGGGTCACAAGGACTTCTTTGGCACCAAACCATTGCTTAAGTCTAAGGTCGCTTTCGGCAGCTGCAATGGTGAGCTTAACGGCAGCATTAGCACGCGCAGCGCCGGACATTTGAGATAGCGTAGGCCGAGAGAGCAGATCACGAACCGTTGCGACGTGCTGCATCATGATTTTACGCTATTTGGGTCCTAGTTTGAACAGACTGTGCTCGATCGTGCGACGCCAAGCCTGCTCTCCTTTACCCCACTTAATTGGGGTGCGCTGCAACGAGCGGTACACCTGGGCCATGAAGTCACGCTTGGCAGCCACTTGGCCAGCAGCCGTAGTAGGGTGGAACCGAACGTTCCACAACGCCTACCAAAGCCAGGTCACTGTGGCAATCACGCCAAGGAGAACAAACCTCACGGCCAATTTAATGTGCCGCAGAGCTTTCCGAAGCTTTGGGCGCTGTGTGGTAATGCCACACGCACACGGGGTGCGCCTGGGCAGTTCCACGTCAACATGGCGCAGACCGGCCTCAGCCCGTTCCAACTCAGCATCGGTAATGGGTGTCCAGTCAGCTTCAACCGCACGGCAAGATCTCTCCCGAGGTAATGGGGGAGGCAAGATGTGGCGTACAATGTTGAGTTTACGAGATGCCACAGGGCTGTTAGATGGTGTCGGCACGCCACTAACAGACCTTGGGCTCTCGGTGCGCATCGTGCCCGCTGCGGGGCACTGTTTCTAGTCTGAGACTAGAGTTAAGACGTTATCGGTCATTACAACGAATGGGAATCAAGACGGAAC